ATTATAAGTGCCAGAACCGCCTACAGAAGCAAAAGAAATAATAGTAACAATATCGTTAAGATTTGCCCCAGTTGCCAAAGTTACTGTTCCAGTTGATCCGCTAGTGTCGGTATATTCAGAAGGATTTAATAAACATCCATTAATTAATACCCAACAATTGCCCGATACATATTCTGTACCTCTAGTAACACTAAACACGGTTTGACCAGCAGAAGCATAAAAAGCCGTCATTGTGTAATAAAAATTGTCTGGCGGGCTAAATCCAACTACACGCCCATAAATGTCAATTGTTAAAGTGGCTACAGATGATGTCTTGGTTGGTGGGCCACCAAAATCCAATAATTGAGCCAAAGATGCAACAACTTGACCTTGTGGGTTATTAGTAATGGCAATTTCACCAGTACCAACGGTGGTTGTGCCAGTTTGAATTAATTGTCCACTTCTGGCATTAAGATCAATAATGTTATAGCCATCTTCCAAACCTTGCCAAATGGTTGGATCATAATTGCCCGTGTCGGTTGGAACAAACAAAGCCGTTCCAGCAGATAAAGCCGCATTACCTACGGCAAAGCTAACTAAGTTGTTTCCACGATTACAAAAAAGTAAATAATTTAATGTACCAGTAGTGCCAAATGCGGGAACAGCTTGATACCATGTGTAATCAGATGGATTGGTGTCAAATATTGCGGCAGATGTATTTAAAATGCCATAGTAAGTTGCCCCTCTAGGATTTGAAGTAAATCCACCGCCAGTTGCGCTGGTTGCATAAGCAATAGACAAATAACGCTGTGAATATTGGAATGTTGCTGGCCGCCAATCTAAAACCGTTGATGCTGGGCTAAACAATGATTTGGCAACACTATTAACCATGCGACTAAAAAAATACCAGTTTCCAGCGGGAATTCCTGTTAAAAATACCGTTGGCATTACTACGCTATTGCCATAAGGAATACCAGCGGGTTGAACGGAAGTTGTGCCACCCAAAATCATTTGACTTTGTGTTGGATTTGAATAGGCTGAATACCAAACTTCGGCATATTGCGTAATGCCAGCAGAACTTGAAGTAACTTGAATTCCAATAGTGGGTACTGGCAAAGAAGTTAAATTGCTAATCACAACTGGTGCTGGTATTGTTCCAAAACTATTAGGTGCTGACAATCCAGTATTTGATCCTGGCGTATATTGCGTAATGCTTGCATCGTTAAATACTGCTGGATCATAAGCCTGTAAAAGTAAATTTACAGAAATTGTGCCGTCTGATAAAAAGTTTTGCTCTACCTTCATTACCCGCATTAATTTGGCAGTCCAGCCATAATTTGCATTAGTAATGGTTACAACATCGCCAGCTTCTAATTCTAGGCCAATATAATTTACGGTTACTTGAACTTGTAAATCTAATCTAGCGGCTTTAAGAAATCTAGTAGCCAGTAATTGCGCTTGCACATCGTTATTAACCAATGGCAATTGTATTGTTTGGCTATTGGCTGGTTCGTTTGGATATAACAAAGCTGGATCAACCAAAGACAAATTAATTGTGCTTGTATTAAATGAACTATTTAATGAAATATCTGGGAATTGACATTGAGCAATGTTATAAGTATTGCTTATATCCATAGTGCTAATAGCAATTGCCGAAATCATATTAGAATCGTTAATATCCATTGCCACCGTATAAGTTGGCGTTTGGGTAATTACCGACCATAAACCATATATTTGATTAAATGTAAGCAAGCAATCACAACAATTGGTCATGTCTTGCAAATTAGTTAATACATTTTGAGTAGTATCAATTGCACCATTAAATGTAAATCTAGGTTGTGTTTCTGGCACACCAAGATAATTATTAAATGTAATTGTTTGTGCAGAATAAACATTTAATGCTGTAAGACTTGCGGTATCTATTTGCGATACTGGAACTGCACCGCCATAAACGGTATTGGTTAAATAATCATAAATAACATCGCCAGGTGCGGTTCTTGAATTAATAATTTCAAATTGTGTTTGTTGAATACTTGTAACACCAGCATTAGCGTTGTAAGTTAAATTTAATATGGCAAAAGCCGTATTAGTCATTAATTTGTTGTTATCCCATGTATATGTTAATCCGCTGGATTGCATTACGCTAATAGCGGATTGACTGCTATTTACTGGTGTATTTGATCCGTTGCTATATAAATAAATATTTATGTAGCCATTTACTTTTGTGTCTACTAAACCAGTTGCGGGATCAACCAATCCTGTAACAGCCGTGCTTGAACTTTGACCAGGATCAACACTATAAATTTCATTGCCAACCGTTACCGATGGATCAATTGCTTTATTAAAAATAATTGTGTTAGTAACAGTATTTATGCCACTTACTGTGTAATAAATTGGAGTTCCAGAATTAGCAAATGAAATTAATAAGCCAGAAGTAATTGATGTAGATAATGTGCCAGTATAAGTAACGCTATTTCCAGAAATAGTTGCAACATTAACGCTAGTGTCCGTGTAAGTTAATCCGCTAAATAAACAAAGTTTTCCACCATAATAAATATCGCCATATTGAATGGTATCTGCGCCACCACCAGTTACTTCGCACAATGACAATACATAATATAAATTTTGATTATCTGATGTAATAGATAAATCAGTAACAGTACCACCAACAAAACAATTACCATAAACCACAGGCAATTTATTATTTGTGCCTGGTTGAATTTGTAAATTTGTGCCAGTATTTAATTGCGTTTGCTGTGGGCTTTCACCAGGTTGCTTTGGTGCTGTAAGAGCAGAAATGACGGAAGAAGCCATCATTGTGATGCCCATAGTAATTAATTCGGGCTGGTCAGTAACAAACCCTACAACCGCTAGAGCCGCACCGATAATACCACCCATTAAACCACCGCCACCACCACCCATTTAGATCACCCAGTTATGTCCAGCTTTTTTTAACCCGAATCTATTAAATTCGACCTCTTTGTTGCAAGTAAATCCAACATCTTTTACTTCACCACGATCTTTCATATCGCTACCAATTTCAAGAAATTTATTTAACAATTCAACCGTAACTCTTTTTGTCAAACCGTACCAAACAATTTCTTGTAAAACAAATACATTTGGAATCCATGTGCTTGGCACTTTAACGGCCACCAACATTCCTTTTTTATTATCATCAATCAATATAAAACCAGCACCAGCCAAAATAACACTTAATTGCTTAAATACAAATTCTTTTGACCATGTAGATTGATCCACATAAGAATCGTTTGAATTCTTTTTTGCATAATCTTGTAATAATTTCCAAATTGTTTCAAAGTCAAATTTATTTGCGTATCTAATCATTGTTTCCAAAAGCATAGTATATTGTCGATATTGTAGCCACCCGATTCATTGATGTATCGCCAGGAGTAAAGTATTCCCAGCTTGCATCATTAGTAAATCTGCCAACAATTCTATTTTGTAAAATCATTTGAATGTTTGCGGCACTAACTGTAATTGTGCCTACATACATTCTTATTTCTTCCATCCATTGTTCGCTAATCTGGAAAGTGTTTATAAATCCATAAAAATACTGATACAAACCACCAGTCCCACCAGTAGTAATAAGATTTCCGTCATTGTCAAAAAACCCTTTCCACATTGTTATTTGTGCGCCTTTAAATCCCTGTCCAAGAACCGCACCTAACAAAGCCGTGTCAATACCAATTAATGTAATTGTGGTTTGATTGGCCGTAGATTTAATATCTCGTTGAACCTTGCCAATTCCCACTAATTGTCCTAAACCATCAAAAGGCTGGCTATCAACTGCGGGAATAGTTAAAGAAGATGGAGTTGTGGCAAATCTAAAAGTTTGCGTAGGCGTAACAACCCGAACAAAGTCCGCATATCGAATATTGTTTGTATTTTGTATTGGTACTATTGGAGTTGTCATAACACCGCTTCAAACGCTTTAAATTGTCCCGACCATTTGATAAATGAATCGTTGGTCATTGGAATTAAAGTATAAGTTGGATAGTTTTGCAAAATTATAGGAAATGTAACGCCAGTATAAGTATTGCCACCCATTGCTTGTGTTGTACCATATTGACCCATAACCGCAGTAATTCCTGAAGGCAATGGCCCATCAATAAGGTTTCTGTGAACTGGAATAGTAACCGTGCCAGATGATCCGCAAATTACATCATCGGTTGCTATATAAGTATATTGACCAGCTTGAATAAAATCACCAGCACGAACTACATAATAGGTTGGGTTGGCGGTTGGAACGCCAGTAAGAATTAAATTTTTAGCCGCAGATGATGTATCAAATGTGCAACTAGCAATTTGTGTTGGCGTTAATTGTCCTTGATAGTTAATGTAATTAACCCATCCAGTAGAACCAAAATTAAGATACTGTGTCAATGATTTATCATATTGACGCAAATTCGCCAGTAATTGACGATTTTGGCTATATAGCAAATAATCGTTTGGCTTAAACTCAAATTGAAATGGCACAACTGTAATAATTTCGCTAGTCGTAATTCTTTGATTACGGCTAATGGTTTGACCAACAAATCGTTGATCGTTGATCGTTACTTGTTCTGCAATAGAAAGAATGGTTGTTAAATTGGCCATAAATTACCTTGTTTGTGGCAAGCCCCGTTGTGCGTTTTGGTATGCGCCCCAAACAGCATTTTGATTCTTAGCCAAAAATTGTGTAGCAGATTGTGTGTCAATTGCAGACATACTGGCAATATATGGGCCATTATAAACTGTAGCTGGTTGCTGACTGCCGCCCATTGCATCCGCAAGTTTATTGTTTGGAATAACTGTACCAGCGGTTTGTGGGACAAACAATTCTGGGCCATTCTCGCCAACAATCGATGGAACGCCTACGGGTGGCTGACCGCCATCCGCAAAACCAAACAAACTACCAATACCGCCAGAAGCAATATTACCGCCATCTGGTGTTGGGCCATATGCACCGCCACCACTAATTGCGCCACCAATCATGCCAAATAGCTTCATTTCTTGTGCATGAAGTTCAATTTTAAGCATATCGTTAATAATGCTTTTTGCCAAATCGCCAAAGTTTAGTTTGCCAGTTTGAACAAATTGATCCAGGGCGTTAGTCATGGAATTGGTAATTGATGCAAACATTTGTTCTGCTTGTTGTGCCGCATTTTCAGAGTTTTGCACATACTGGGCGTATGCTTTTTCCCAACCATAACTAAAACTGCGTTGATGCTCTTGAGTGGCCAATGTAGCCTTAACCGTTTCTTCAACATAAAAGTTTGAAGCATCTTCAATAGCGGCTTTTTGCTTTTGCAATTGGTCAATAAGGGCTGGCCCACCAATAGTATTTTTAGCCGCTGATATTTTCTTATCAATATCATCCAGCATCTTTTGGCGTTCATTTAACACCTGATTAATGTTCTTTTCTAATTCTTTTTGATTAGTCGTTAATTCAGCTTCTTGCTGGGCTTGTTTTAACTTGGTTAAAGTTAAATCAGCCTGTTCTTTATATTGTTGAGTAAGCCCTTGTGCCGCACTAATTTGCTTTTGATTAGCGGCAATAACCTGACGGTTTGCATCTTCTTGAACTTGTGGTTTGGCTGTTTCTTTGGGCGGGTTTAAAAGTTTTTGAGCAAATAACTCATCACTTTCGGCCATTGCTTTAACTTTATCATCATATTCTTTAATATCTTCCAGAGCTTTAGTAAGATTGCCTTTCATCAAATCGCCAGATGCGGCCGCAATACCTTCTAATTCTGTAAAAAATCCAAGAACAACTGTTGATGTATATTTAAACAAAACTGCGCCAACAGTAGCAAAATCTGTAAGAATTCCAAAGAAAATGTTTAATGCACTACTGTCTTTAGTTAATGAATCGTATAGAGCATTTAAAGCTGGCAATACTGCGGTGGTAAACTCCAGCATCAGCTTGTGTGATGCTTCTTGCATTTTTATGCTTAAATCATGCGCTTGAGTAACCGCTTGGGCATATTTGTCCATTTCTTCACGGTTGGCCATCATATCTGCGGCCAAACCTTTTAAATCTACGCCTTTAATTCCACGCCCCAAAGTCTGAAAAGCAATACCATTGCGTTCAGCAGAATCTTTCATTTGCGCCAAACCTTGAATGGTTTTATCAAACAATTCCTGTTCGGATAAATGGGCTAAATCATTAAGGGTAATCCCTAGCTTTGAAAATGATTCTTGGGCTTTGCCATTACCTAAAATGGCTGATTCAATTTTTTGAGTAAAGCCAGAATAAATACGGCTAGTTTCTTCGGCATTACCACCATTTTTCATTAAAGCATCGGAAAGGGATAATACGGATGCCACGGTCACATCGTTGGCTTTGGCGGTTTTAACAATGGAATCAGAATATTCCAATGCTTTTCTAGTTAATTCGGCAAAAGCGGCAACCCCAGCAACTTCGACAAGGGCATCTTTTAGTTCGCCAACATACTTTTTAGCATCAGCAATGCCCTGTTGAAAGGTCGCAGTATCTAATCCTAATTTGACCCCCAGGCTTGCTATATTTGCCATTTATTTTCCTTTTAAAAACTGTTTTGGCACATTCGGGGACATAAGCATAAATGATAATAACTGCTCATTTATATGATCCCTTTTTGCTTCCTCTGATAATGGTGGGTAAATATAGTCGTATGCTTTTGGTATTATATCTTGTAATTTGTATGCGGTCTTGCCTTTGGCAAGCATTGAATTAAAATGCCCCGCAGTTAAACATCCTAATACTTCTAAGATTCCCCGATTACCAATTAATCCATCGTGATACATCACGCAGATGTCGGTAAATGTTTCCTCATCGATGTTTTCTGGATCAGCCCCGTTTGCAATCAAATAGGCTTTAACTTGCCTACGAACTGATCCAATTACTTTCCCTTAGTATCTTTGTAATTGGCAGAAATTACTTTATTAATTTCATCAATTAATTCAATTTGAATAGCAAAAGGGAATAATTCCTCAATCATTGGGTATGTAATAGTATTCATATCAAATTCTTTATCTTCTGGCACAAGCAATTTAAAAAATTCGGTAATACGCATTTGCGTTAATACTTTGTTTTTGGCTGTTTCTTTTAATGAACGGCCTTCAATAATCACATCATTTTTGGCAAATTCAATATTAGATTCTTTTTCAAAGTCGGCTTTTCTGTCAATAAACACTTTGGCTATTTGTGCATATTCTGCATCAACCATTAATTCATCAATAACTTTGATTCTTTCGTGCATTGCTTCATATTCCAATGTTGTTGGAACACGAACTTTAAATGTGTGGCCGCCCATTTCAAATGAACGGGTGCGTACCAATTCTTGATTTTCTACAAACTTTTTGCCTAAAGCATTTGCAAACTGATTCATTTACTTTCCTTATGGATGTTTTGATTTATATTTTTCTAGGGCTGATCCTAGTTCTGTTCCCAGATTGTCTAAAATTGCAACAGATGTGTTTTCTAATGCTGGGCGCAAATACGGTCTTGGGGCTTCTTTATGCGTTCCAAACTCAGTAAACATGGCACGGCCATCGCTTTCAATACCAATTTGTTTGATGTTAGATTTGGTATTGTGCAAATTATAGAATGATTTTTTCTTTAGTTTATTGCCTGGTGCGGTGCTTACACGCCCAATAACGATTTCGCCAGGGCTGTAATATTTAGAATTGCGGTCTTTAGAATTAGGCTTTCTGGCTTCAATTTGAAGGGATGCCCTTAATGCGCCAGTATCTAAACCGTGTCCAGGCTCTAATAACGCTTTAGCAGTAGATAAAGTTGGCCGCAATGAATGTCTAATTGCGCTAACCAATATGGTCTTTGAATCTTTAGGGCCAAAATCATCTTGGATTTCATTTACCAAATCGGTAAATTCTTCCCAACCTTCAAAGTCAATTTTGACCGTACTCATTTTGAAGGTTTGATAAGATTATTAAATATAGAATTGTTTAAGTTTTTAACGAACCCAGTAATTTCATCTGGGGACATTGTGTCTGCATGGCGGGCCGCAATCTCATAAGCCAGATTGATTCCCATTACTTTTTGTTGTTGAAAACCAAACCAATCCTTAACTCCAGAATCGGCTTGGTTTACCAGGTAACTAAAATAATTTGCTAAGTCTGCGTTATCTTTTATTGTAGGCATTTTATTAAGTATTGTTTGACCAACCGTATTGGTTGCCACGGGGGTGGATAGTAAATGTGCATTTAGCTTCTGCGTTAGGTGCAGTATCAATGGTGAACTCTGATACACGGCCATTGAAGGCGTATGCAACAGTATTAGTACCATCAACAGCGGCAATAACGAAAGTACGATCAATAATTCCGCTATAAGCATCACCACGGATTAACAATAAGCCAGCATCAGAAGGATTCCATGCGGCAACGATTGTTAATGAAGTTGGTTTGCTTTGTGTTGGGATTACATCAGATTGACGGCTACCAGCAACATAGAAGTTTGCGGATGCGTCATCTTGACCAAACTTAGGGATAGCTTCAACATTTAATTGTTCGCCAGCAGAGCCAGTACCGTTAGCAACAGCACCAACAATAGAAGCAACTTCACCAGTCCAAGTAGATAATTGGGTAGTTGTTAAAGGTGTTGGAGTTGTGCCAGTCTGACACCATA